GCGACCATCTACTTCAACAACGACGGCGTGCTGCACAAGGCCACCGGCTGCCGCGGCACCTTCACGATGAACTGTGAGCTGGGCCAGATCCCGACCATCGATTTCACGATGACGGGCATCTACAACGCTCCGACTGACACTGCCGCTCCGAGCGTCACCTACAGCGCTCAGGCCACTCCTTTGATCTTCAAGGAAGGCAACACCAGCGCCTTCAGCCTGCTGAGCTACAGCGGCTGCTTGATGTCAGTCAACTTCGACATCGCTAACGAGGTGGTTTACCGCGAGCTGATCGGCTGCACCAAGCAGGTGCTGATCACCAACCGCGCTCCCGCCGGCGAGTGCGTGATTGAAGCCCCGACCATTGCTGCGAAGGACTTCTTCACGATCGCCAACAACAACACCACTGGTAGCTTGAGCTTTCAGCACGGCACCGCAGGTGGCAACATCGTCACCTTCACCGCTCAGAAGGTCGACATCGGAAACCCCACGTATAGTGACAGCGACGGCATCCAGATGCTGAACCTGCCCTACGTGGCCATCCCCACCAGCGCAGGCAACGACGAGCTTTCTCTCGTCTACACCTGATTTAAGGATCTACTGCATGGCTTTCGTTCGCAAGAAGTCTTCATCCTTCAAGTGGCCTGTCACCGTCGAGTTCCCAGTCGACGGTGGCCGTTTTGAGAGCGAGTCATTTGACGCGATTTTCAAGCGCATCGGCCGCAAGGAGTTTCAGAAGCTCATCGACAAGGGTGATCTCGATCTGATCGAGACCGTCCTCGAGGGCTGGGAGGGTGTCAAGGACGAAGCCGGCAAGGACATCCCCTTCACCCCCACGGCGATGAAGGACATGCTGGACGATCCTTGTTTCACCAAGGGTGTCATCACGGCGTATCTCGCCAGCCTGGAGGGGGCGAAGGCAAAAAACTGAAGGACGCGGCTCGTTACTGGGCCGCGGCTGACGGTGAAAAGGACGAAACAGAGGACGACGCCCGACTTATGGGCGTCGTCCTTCCTCAGTCTGAAAAGAAACCGGACGAATTTGAAGTTTGGGAAGAGAACTGGGACACCGTCATGATGTTCCTCCGCATGCAGACGCAGTGGAACGTCGTGATGGGTGGCTTCACCGGCTTGAAGTACGAGGTGCTCCAGTGGCTGTGCGGCCTATACTCGGTTGAGGATCCAAAGGCCATGCTGGAGGGCATCCAGATCATGGAGGCCGCCGCTCTTCAGGTGCTAAACGACCATGGCAAATGAGACGATCAGGGCCAGGATCGAAGTCCTCCTGAAGGGTCTCGACCAGGTCGAGAGCTTGAAGAACGCGGTCAGGCAGCTGCAGACCACGGCTGCACCCGCCTCTGCTGACCTGCAGAAACTGAAGAATGCGGCGATGCAGCTGGGTGGTGCCAGCAGCCGCACCGAGAACGACCTGCGCCGGTCAATCAGCGCACTGAAGGACGTTCGTGCGCAGCTGTCGCTGACCGACCGTGAGTACCAGAGGCTCACCGGCACGATCAACAAGTATCAGGCCCAGCTTGATAGGGCTACTGGTGCTCAGCAGCAGAGCGGCCGTGGCATGCGGTTTGCGCAGACCGCGGGTGCGGTTGCGGCGTCGGGCGTGTTTGGCGGCCCTGAGGGTCTGATCGGCGCGGGGATTGGTGCCTTTTTCGGGCCGGGTGGAGCCCTGGCCGGTGGCGCGATTGGCGCTCAGGTTGGGATGGCGCGTCAGCAGATCGGCCTGGTTGCGCAGTACGTCAGCACTCTCAACCTTGCGAAGACGACTCTTGCTCAAGCCTCCAGCGGCCAAGCCGAATACAACAGGCTGCTTGAGTCTGCTCGCAAGATCAGCGCCGACTATTCAGTTGGGTTGAAAGAAACGCTGACTGGGTATTCGCAGGTTGCTGTGGCTGCCAAGGCGAATGGACTCAGTCTCAAGGAAACCGAGAATATCTATCGCGGTGTTGTCGCAGCGGGTGTTGCATTTGGTAAATCGCAGGAAGACCTTGATGCGATCATCACTGCAACTGTTCAGGTTCTGTCAAAAGGAAAGCTTTCGGCAGAAGAGCTGCAGGGCCAGATCGGTGAACGACTGCCTGGCGCCGTTGCGAAATTTGCGGCGGCTACCGGGCGAAGCTTGCCGCAGCTTTCCAAGGATCTCGAGCAGGGCAAAGTTACTATTGCCGACTTTGTGAAATTCACAGAGCGGCAGCTCAAGGATTACGACCAGATTGCAAAGATCATAGGCGATAGCCCTGAAAAAGCGGGTGCTCGACTGCAGATCGCCCTTGACTCGGCCGCAGAAACCTACGGTGGGCTTTTCCAGTTAATTGGAGCTGGACTGCAGGATAATGTCACACAATTACTGGGCTGGCTGAATCAAAATGAGCAGACAATTAAGGAATGGGTCACCGCTTGGGTGAACGCCGGTCGTGACATTATTTATGTCATCAAATCAATCGGCGAAGTGCTCGGGCCAATTGTCACCGGATTCGCTGATTTGATTAAGCGCTTCTACGAGTTTATGCAGTACAACCCTGGCGTCGCGCTGGGGAACATGGTGCGCGGAGGAATTAAGGGAATTTTCGGAACTGAACCTCCTCGTCCGCTGACCCCTGATCAAGTCTTCCCAGAGTTCAAGCCAGGCGCTTTCGGCAGTAGCAGTGGCGCGCCTGGCAAGGGTGACCTAGATACTGATGCACTCGAGAAGGCGGCCAAGGCGCAGCTCAAAGCTCAGCTTGACCTTCAAAACAGGCTCCGCGAAGCCGCCGAGCGCAACGCCGAGCAGCTTGCGGACCTGCGTGAGCAAAGCATCAAGCGTGCCGCTGATCTTGAGCGCGATCTGGGGGATCAGCGCCTGCAGCTCGAGCGCAGCATTGCCGAATCGCGTCGACGCACCGCAGAGCAGGAAGAAGACCTGCTGCTCGAGCGCGAGCGCCAGCGCCTGGCTGCAGCCGGCCTAAGCACTGCCGGCGTCGATGCTCAACAGCGTCTCCTTGAGATCTCTCGTCGCTACAGCGAGCAGCGCATTCAGAACGAAGAAGCAGCAGTTGATCGCCAGACGCAGCTCCAGCGTCAGATCGAGGAGTTCAAGGCTGGCGTTGCTGACAGCATCGGCAAACTCCAGGAGGGCTACGCCCGTTCGGTCGCCGACATCCTGCAAAGCGCTGGCGACAAGCTGGCGGAAAGCATGGTCACGGGCGCACAGAAAGCGGCCGGTCTGATTGCTGGCGCTCCACCGGCACCCATCCTTCCGCCGCCGGGCAGTCAAGTTGGCGCCTCCACGCTTACCGCTGGCGCAGTGCAAGGCGGCAAGGTTGGTGTGGGCACTTTGGTTGGACTTGCGAAGGCCGCAGGTTTTAGCGACCGGGATGCTCGGATCATGGCTGCTATCGCCATGGCCGAAAGCAGCGGCAGCAGTCGCGCACTGAATAACAATCCGCGCACGGGTGATCTGTCTTACGGCCTGTGGCAGATCAACATGATGGGGCGCATGGGCCCCGAGCGTCGTCGCAGCTTCGGCATCGGCAGCAACGACGCGCTGTACGACCCCGCCACCAACGCAAACGCGGCTCGACAGATCTTCCAGTCGCAAGGCTTCAACGCTTGGTCGGTGTACCGCTCTGGGGCGTATCGGCAGTACCTGCCAGGCGCCATGGGCGCCATTCCGAACGGAGTGCCGGCCGCGCCTGGTGGATTCAATCCGTCCAGCATCATGGGCGGCATTCGGAAGCAAGGCGGGCAGCTGGGTCTGGCCAGCGAAACCGAAAAGGCTGCGCAGAACCAGAAAGCTTTCAACCAGATGCTTTCTGAGTACACCAAGGAGTTCGGGTCTTACAAGCAGGAGCTAGACGCTGCGACCGCGTCGGGACGTGATCAGCTCGAAACGCAGACTCGCATGTACGAGCTGCTGAAGAGTGGCGTCAATCCGGAAATCGCTCGCCAGCGGGCCGAGACAGAGGTCATGGCGAACAAGGAAATTGAGCGCCTTGAAAAGCTCTACAACCAGCTCGGGGTTGAGCTGCAAAACACTGAGCTCACTGAGAAACAGCGCTCTAATCTTGAGCAACTGAGAAGCGAGGTCGATGGCCGCCTTGCCAGTGAGCAATCGATTGTTGACGCCATCCAGGCGCAGGCCGAGCAACTCGAGGCTCTTGAGAAGAACAACCGCCTGGCCACTTACGTCAACCAGCTGCAGCAGCAGCTTGAGGACCTGACCAACATCCAGAGCGTCCTGATCACCATCGGTCAGACCGTTGAAAGCGAGATCTCCGGCGCCATGTCGACAGCCGTGACCTCCGTCGTCACCGGCTCTGGTTCGATCAAGCAGGCGCTCTCGGACATGTTCGCGAATATCGGCCAGTCATTCATCAAGATGGCCACCGACATCATCGCGAAGCAGCTGGTGATGATCACGCTGCAGACGATCCTGAAGGCGCTGGGGCTGGGATTAAGCGGCGGAAGCACTGGGGGCGGAGTCGACAGAATTGCAAATTTCAATGCTGGCGTTGCGGCTTACGGTTTCGCAGACGGCGGCATCATGACCTCCCGCGGCCCCGTACCACTCAAGAAGTACGCCCGCGGCGGCATTGCCAACAGCCCGCAGATGGCTCTGTTCGGCGAGGGCTCGACACCTGAGGCATTCGTGCCGCTGCCTGATGGCCGCCGCATTCCGGTGTCGCTCAAGAGCCAGGACAAGATGAATGAGATCATGGGCCGCTCGCCAGTGCAGCAGCAGTCACCGACGCTCAACATGACATTCCAGACCACCAACATTGGCGGCGTTGAGTACGTCAGCCGCGACCAGCTGGAGGCTGCTATGACTGAGACGCGCAAGGCAGCTTCACGCGATGGCGCTAAGCGCGGCATGAGCATGACTCTTGATAGGCTGCAACAGAGCCCGACAACACGTCGCCAGGTGGGTCTCCGCTGATGTCTCTGCCATTTCCTGACATCAAGCCTTCGGCCCGTTCATTCAGAATGGGCTCTTATCCGACCAAGGTGTATCGGGCGATGTCTGGCGCGACGGTAAAGCGCAGCTTCGGCAACAAACCGACCGGCTACTCGCTCAGCCTGCAGTTCGAGAACATCACCGACGCCCAGGCACAACTGATCGTCAAGCACTACATTGATACGGCGGCTGGCTTTGTGCGATTCACGCTGCCGACCACCCTATTTGCTGGCATGGGCACCAGCCTGCAAACCTACATTCAGTCTCCCACTGGAATTAAGTGGGAGTACGAGCAGGCCCCTGAAGTGGAGTCGGTCATTACCGGACGCAGCAGCGTGTCGGTTACTCTGGTTGGAGAGCTGACAGTCTGATGTCTGAAATCAGAATCGCGCAGTATTTCAGGTTGACGACCAGCAATGGCAGCAACCACCTCTACCAAAACTATTTCATCAACGAAAGCAGTTCGTATTTAAGCGAATCTTACGCGTTTGCACCATTCCAGGCCGAAGGCACGACAGCATCGCTGGGCGGCGACAATCAGCAGCTGCGGGTTTTATTTCCGCACCTCGACATCGTTCTGCTTCTGGTGGAAGCAGGCAACGGCAACAGGCTTAGCCAACTGCGACTGACTACGGCCTGGATCACCGCCAGTGGGCAGATTGCCAACGCCGTGAGCGATTTCTACGTTGGCGTTGGTGCCAGCTTCAGCGAAACAACGATCGAACTTCGTTTTCGCTCCGCGATTGATAGCGTCGGTTCGGCCTTTCCCGCGCAAACGCTGAGCCGCGAGTTGGTCGGACCACTGCCTCTGAACTCGGAGGTTTACCTACGATGAACGATCTGATCGGTTTGCGGTATGGCTGGGGCCACGCACCGGACGACGGCAGCGGCCTCACCGACTGTTTTCAGCTCACCTGTGAAGTGCGGAGGCGGCTGCGGCTGTCGTCGTATCGCGAGCGCTTCGCATGGGTCTACGAGCGCTGGACTGAGGAGACTTTTCGCAATGGCCTCCTACTGCGCTGGCTGCTAACCCACGGCGACCGGATTGATAGCCCAAAGGCTGGCGCAGTAGCACTTCTACCGAGCGCGGCTGGGCGAGCATTGGGCACCTGCATCGATGGTGGGGTAGTGTTTATTGGAGCCGGCCAGCTCGTCGTTCGATCGCCTTTGCCGGACGGAGCTGCAACTTACTTCTGGATGAGCCGATGAAGCGCCGCCTCCTTCCGTACGAGCACGAACTGATCCGTACCCTGGGGATCTCCGAGGACGACTACCTCGACTTCCTATCGGTTCAACACGACTACACCCAGTCGCCGGAGGAAAAGCTGCAG